ATTCGCTTCATCATTAATTCTACAAAATTTCATCAAGGTAAACTTATTTGTTTTTATGATCCTATGGAATCAACCGTGATTGCTGGAACTGCTTCTAAAAGAAGAGTACGCAATCAATTTATGGCAACCGGACAACCAAACGTCCTACTCGATGCCGGTTATTCTAATACAGGTGAATTAGAGATCCCTTTTGAGCATGTGTTGTCTTATATGACCACGAATTCAACTGAACGAGCCCCGCAAATGGGCACCATATACATTATGGTTTTGAATTCCCTCAAGGTTTCAACAGGTGCAACTCCTGAATTAGATCTCCAAGTTATGTTATCCTGCTCTAATGTTGAGCTTCATATTCCTATGCGACCTCATACTGTTAATCTTATATCACTGGCAAATGATCCCCATGGTTTTGAACCAGAAGGTTTGCCTACAGCTATGATTCCAACCATCAAGCCCAAACCGTCTTCTGGTATTAAGCAAGTAATGGAATCATCATGGACTACTCTTAAAACAATACCTTCAGCATTCTGGAACCTATTTACAGGAAATTGGAATGGCCTTGGAGATGATATGAGCACTCTATGGGAAGCTACAAAAGATCGCTTTGAAGGAGGTTTTAAAATGCTTGGCATGGATAAACCTACCACTCTTGACAACAAAACCGTCAATATGCTTTCTACTACAGCCCCATTAGCTCATATGCAAGGAGTGGATGGTTCAATACGTCTAGCAGCAACACCATCCGGTGGCTATACTAAAATGGACTTCTCTGCCGCCAATGAAGGTGAGATGAACATCAAAGAAATTATTAAAACAAAGATGCTCTTCGAACAATTAGATTGGACCACAATGCAGGCAGAAGGTTTTCCTCTTCTGACCATACCTGTACATCCAGGAATTTGTAACTCATTACCGGATCCTGTTAAAACCGGTTATACTCGTTTAAATCCTACATTCTTATCTTATTTATCTTTAGCTTATGAACAATGGCATGGTTCTATTAATTTTCGTTTTGATTTTACTGCTACGCAATTTCATACTGGTCGTATTCTTGCG